TTCAAAACGTAAGCGAGCTTCGTGCTCAGACTTCAAGTACCATAAGTAACCGCCAGTTCCAGCTTCAGTAGTAACTTCAACCCAACCAATCTGAGCAACGTCAGAACCGTTAACATTGTACTTATCACGTAAGATGATAGGCTTGTTTTCGAAAGTTGTGAAAGAAGCATCGAAAGAGTTACCTACATCACCTGATCCTTTAGCGTACTCAGAACCGAATACAAAGATATTAAGTGCTGCAGTCGCGCCGCGCAAAGCAGCAGGTAAAACAGCGTTTGTTTCACCGTATACTTTAATGTTAACAACTTGAGTAGAAGTATCGCTAGCTCCTGAAGCATAAGCGGCCAAACTAGTAACGCGTGCTTTTGCAGTAACTACACCGTTAGAAATAACTAAAGTTTGTCCAACTCCAATAAGCCCCTTGTAAGTAGCGCTAGTAGGCAACTTTGGAACTGTAATTGTACTACCTCCAGCATTTGAACTAACTGTATCATAAGCAATGTGCAGACGCCCTTGCTCAGACCATACGATACGGTCAGAAGCCATTGGCATTTCAGCACCAACCATACGCAAGAATCCACCAACCGTACGCTTACCGTAACGCTCAACTTCTTTCTCGTATACCTCTGGAAGGAACTGTTGTGTAAAGTCCATCTGATCAACAGATAGATAATTGTCACCAAACAATCCTTTTACAGGACGTGGTGTTAAGTGCTGTAGTGCAGCACCAGTGTTTGCTAAAGCCATTTTTATTTATTTTAAATGGATTATTATTTTTTGAATTTGACCTTGAGTGAAGAACTGCTGTTACCACCTTCAACTGCGCGTATTTTCCATCCATTAGATATCGTCACTTCTTCATGAACCCCTCTCGGATTCATATTGACGTTCTTAGTACGTGCCATACTATCTTTTACGGCGTCAGCTTTGCCTTGTTCGTAAAAGTGTTGTGCAACTGAATCAGCATTCATGGCCGTGAACAGCGATTTGTGGTAGCCCTTGGCATCTGACATCTCTCCCTTTTCGTTCAAGAACTTCTTGATAAAGTTATTAATGTCGCCCTGAGTTTCCTTAACCTCACCAGTGTTGTTAACCTTAAAGCGGTACTTCTTGTCTCCAACTGAATAATCGAAACCTTCGAATTTCTCATTGAATACTTTCGCGCTCTCTTGCTTAAACCTACTGGTTTGTCGTTCATTAGCTTTTGCAGCTTCCTCACTATCTTTTGTATAGCGATTGAAAAAATCTACCGCTTTACTTTGTTCAGGATTTAATTTAGATCCCGCTTTTATTTCGCTATAATACTTAGACTTAAGATCGTCTAAATGATTTTTAGCTTCTGATAACGCTTGTTTGCGTTCTAACTTCTTTAAACGTATTTCACGTTCGTCATCAATGTCTTCGTCGTAGGAAAACTTATCGTTTAATAAAAAGTCAATGTCTTCCCTGTCGTAAGCTTTATACTTTGTTTCGTAATACTCACGAAGTAGTTGATCCTCGTTTAACGATGCATAGTCCGTGTTAAGCTTGACATAATCTTCTAGACTACCGCCGGTTTCGTTCATAAACTCCACAACCTTCTGAATGTTTTCAGGAAGCTCTGCGCCAGAGTCTTCACTCTCTTGTATTGCTTCAGTGATATCATCACTTAGTTGTTCTGTAATTTCCTCTACCTCTTCTTCTGTAATTTCTTGTAATACAGACTCTTGCGCTAATTGTTCTTCTTGAACGGGTTGTTCATCTTGAACGGGGAGCTCTTCTCTGGCAGGTTCTGGAGTTGTTTCTTCGATGTTTTCTGTCGGTACTCCTTCGCTAACTGCGGATTCGTCGCGTACAGAAACCTCATCTGTGCTTTGCTCTTGAACGGCATTTTTTCGTAAATCTAGTTTAATAGTACCGTCTTCCCCGACGGATGCTACTGGGTTAGTTTCTTCACTCATGATAAGATATTATAAAATTGTTATTACTATAATTACCTAGGTTCAAAGGTACCTAAGCCAAACCCGCCTCCAACTATATCGTTTCCAGAGGATTCAAAATTCTTGGGTGGTGAATCATTTTTTCTTTGATCTATAAGCTCACTCTGCTGTGATGCCTGTAGTTTTGTTCTATCGTCCTTGCGGTCTTCTTTTTGTTGCTCTTTAGATTTCTGTCCCTCGACTTCAATTCCTTTAAGCTGCATGTTGTATTGGAACTCTAAAGCCATAAGCTCTTTCTTCGCCGCAACCTCTGCTTGCATCTTCTGTTGCTCTAGCTGCGCTTTCATTTGCTCTAGCTGTGCTTTTGTTTGGAAGAGTGCTTGATCTTTCTGTACTTCTGTTTGAGCCACCGCTTGTTGAGCCTGTGCATTTGCTTGTGCTTGAGCTTGAATGTTTTGCTGCTGCATCATTTGATCGCGCTCTAACTTCTTCTTGCGACGTAGTTTCAGTAACTGATTAGCTAACTTAAGGTTTTTAACCTCGCGAATATCAATAGCATCCTCAAGGTCAACTAGCCCTGCTGATAATGCAGTCTGTATGTTATTCTCAAGCATCCCCTTTTGTTCATCATCCGGTGATAGCTCTAGTGTAATACCAAAGTCGTGTAGATGCAACTCAGTGAGTTCCTCAAGTGTAGCTACATTGAAACCACCTATCTTTTGTATAAATGCATCTCTTGATGGGCTATACTCTAATATGTCTGATATTCTAAGTGATAAAGATTCAGCAAGGTCAGCTGTTAAGAACAGACCGGAATCTAGTATGTGACGTGTAGCTGTGTTTGAATTTGCCGCGGCTAGCTTTTGTACACCTACTAATGCTCTTGCATCTGGTGATGAACCATCGCGTGCTTCATTGAGACCCGTAACGTCACGAATCATCTGCAAGTAATAGTTATACGTCTGTATAAGTGTTTGTAGCTTCTGACCACCTGCACCAGTCTGTAATGGCTGGATAGGTACTTTACCAGGATTCATATCACCCTCTTGAGTGAATGACCTACCAATAACAGAACCCGTCTGGAAGAACATGTTAAGTGCCTCCTGCGGGTTGTAGTTTGTACCGTTACCTAAATCGATCTCAGCAAGACCATCCGCATCCATATAAACACCATCAGGCATCATCTTAGCAAGCACCTGCTGCATCTTTAAATGCGTAAGCTGTACCATATCAGCAAAGCCAGTACAACGGCTTACAATCGATTCTATGCGACCCTTGTACATTCTAGGTGCTACAATACTGTAATTCATTTTTACCTTATTGTAATCACTCTTAGGACGCATCATATTCTTAGCGATACCCCATTCAAGTAATGTCTCAGTACCTAATATTAATGCACCTTCATATAACACTTCCAATGAGCGTGATGCTTTAGCAAAACCCTCAGAGTCTGACGGTGGATTAAATTGATCGTCGCGTAGTATAGCTTTCTGTCCACCAGAGGTTGTTTCTTTAACCTTGTAGACTTCGTTCATATATGTCTTGTAGTTAAAGTACAAAACTTGAACGGTGTTTGAATCGTATTGGTTGTCGTTTACTTCAGACCTGTTCCATCCACCTGTTAGGTTCTGTGAGCCTGCACCTTTTATTTTTTCTAAATCTTCCTGTGTTAATCCAGGATATTGTTTCTTTAACTCACTGATTGGTATGTTCTTTACTTCCCCAACATAATAGATGTCTTCAAAGTAAGGTGACTCTGTATATGAATATACAAGGTTTGATGGATCAACGTATTCAACTGATACACCCTCAGCTTCAGAGAATGTATTCTTAATAGCACCAATACCTATGGTTGTTAAATCATAGTACATGCGCCTTTTAGTGAGGTCGTAGTTGTTACCGTCTAATAACGTGTTTATAGCAACCTCTTCCGCAATCTCAATGCCTTGCTTATAACTAAGCTGCATATGTAGCTCTAGCTCTTCTTTAGACTCAGGTAGTGATGATGGATCGTTCTCGTATAGGTTTATACCAAATGCTTCTTGAGCATAGTCGTTAAGCTCCTGTGTTTGCATATCACGAATAATAGAATCCATATATGCCGTGCGCTTTTCAACGCCGTATGGATCCTGTGAATATGCTTTAACATCAAATGAACGGTCTGCGATACCATTAACAACAATATCAACAAACTTAGATAGAATAGGTACAGGCTTCCAGTCTAAGTTAAGGTAAGACAAATCACCATTAATAGACAATTCATCTTTATACTTCTGTACAGGCTGCTCACCTCTTGCATACAAACGAAGACCGTGAAAGCTTTCCTGATTGCTCTGGAATCTTACACTGCCTTGGTTGTTGCTAAACCATTCATTCTGAATAGCACGCCCAACGCGTAGCCCGTAATCGTACGACATCTTCTCTTGGTCGCTCGCTACTTGGCTGGGGAATGAACTATTTGAAACTGAATTAGCCATATTGTTATTTTATTATTTTTGAAATAGAACCTTGCTGATCGTATCTCGCGATCTTTAGGTTTAGTTTTGTCTTCTGTTGTAGGCCCACTGGCTTGTATAAATCTTTGTGGCAAGCCATAATTGCTAGACCTGAACTTATAGATGCATCGTGCTTAGTCCTGTTGTTTATATCAAATTTAGACCAGTCATTCAGTGTATCGTTAAAATACATAGAACCGTAGTTGCCCTCTGTTATTAAACCAACGTGTTCGTCGATGTACATCTCAATAGCAGCTGCGTGTGCTTGCTTCATATCCTGACTCGAGTTAGGTACACCACCTATTTCTTTCTCAGTCACAGAAAGCTTGTTCCATAATTTATCAGGTCGGTTCATTGAATAACCCCTATACCCTCTACGCTTAAAGTGGTAGAGTAATCTAGGTTTGTTATTCTCGGCAAGTATAGGCATTCCGTAAAAGATACACGCCATAAGCACGTCTTCGAAAAATAT